AGAAGAAGGCGGCAAGCCGATGTCGCAAGCCGAAGTCAAGAGGCTTCTTGCAGAAGCATTGGGTATGGAGGTGAGCGAATGAACATGACGAAGAAAGAGTTGCTTGCTCTGCAAGAAAGTCAATTTTTCGCAGACCTCAACCGACAGGTTGAGGAGGGCGACCTCATGTCCGTTCAAGGCTCGCCCATTCCCCAAGCGATTTGGAACCTCATGGTCTCCAAGAGAGACCTCACGCTATGGTGCAAAATAGGCATGAAGCCTCACCGAGGCTGGAAGGTCTCCGATGTCAAGCGATACTTCAACATCACAGGCACAGGTGAAAACCTGCTCGCTCGCTTCATGAAAATCCACGATTTGATACTGCCCCCGGAGGAAGAATGATGTTCTTTGCGATTCTGTTTTGGACGGGTTTTGTCATGCTTGTCATCCCCACCGTCATGGCTAAAATCACGGAGGCTCTCGCATGATTGATGCCTTTTGCGATTTGATAGAGACCCCTGAAGGGGTCTGGGTTCCTGCCATCGGCTCCAACATAGAGACACTTGCAGATGGTCGCATGGTGCGGAACATCTATGTGCAGAGCGCAGACTACCTGTGCGTCCGTGTGGACTTGCGAGACGAGACCGAGGAATGGATGCAGAAAGTTGATATACAGTCGCCCCCCATAGAAGGGCAGAAAACCAAAACCGAGGAGGAATGAAAATGGACGAATACGAAACAACCTACGAGAAGCAAGATGACGGATATATACACATGCACAAGGGGGTGCTTAGGCTTTCACCGAAGCAGGCCGAAGCCCTTGGTTCCTACGGAACAGCATGGATGTACGATGATGCGGCTTGGTCGCAGAATGGAATCCACGGCTCGCTCTACCAAAATGTGAACCTGCCCGAAGGCCCGGTTCAAATTGAACTCAAGTTGGACGGAACACTTGTGAAGCACCCGATTGGCAAGCACTATGCCCTCGCAAAGCGCATCTTGAACGCCCTCCCCCTTCCAGCGAATTGCGAAGGGGATGTGCTACAGCGAATCAACCTCATTGAATCCATCCTCATGGAGGTGCTGGGATGAGCGACTACCCACGGCACATCTACGAGGCATACGACGAGATGCTTGACGACTGCTACCCCGAAGTCGCAGTCTTTTCATGGAAGGTTTCACCTTCTGTCGCATTCAAGCGCATTGACCCGATAGCCTACGAAGTAGGTCTCAACGATTGGCTCTCACACCTTGAAGCGCAGGGCGAATACGACCCCGACAAGGAAGACTTCTGCGATTGGGAAGACATGGAGGAGGAATGAACATGAGAACTTATCGGGACATGACACGACTTGCTTGCTACATAGCACAGGCTAACATGCAAGATTGGCGCAGGCATGACATTGAAGACATGGTGGAATTTTGTGGAGTGGATGCGTGTATTGACTTTTACAAGCATTATCAGCACAGGTATGGTATTGATTGCAGTAAAATTTTAGAATGGCTGGATGAAATACAATGGAGGGATGAACATGGCATTTAATGAAATTATCAACGACTTGCGAATGATTGGAAAAGAGATTGACCGTCTGAAAGCGCAGAACACAGACGCACACCGTCTGCTGGCCTTCGCCTTGAGTCTGTTCACAGACGAACAGATGCGAGAATACACCGACTTTGTCGGCGGAGTCCACATCTACGAGAAGGAGAGAGACGAATGAAAACCTTGCCGAAACGATTGACAGCACTTGGTTTAGCAAAACGCATTGACCAAATCATGACCACGATGGGAGAAGTGTCTCGCCTCTGGCGAATCCGTGAATTGATTGACGAAGTTCTACGAGGCGAAGAAGAATGACATGGAGAGGAGACGCTTACAACCCCGACCCCGTAGAGGAATTGATGCGTGATGAGCGCAGATACGGACAGGAACCCGACAGAGACGAAGTCGCAGAGCAATACGAAAGCGACTTTGCAGACGCAGTCCTATACGGTTCTGTCCGTCTTGCGAAGCAAATCCGAAGAGTCTTGGACTCCTTCATCTCACCCAATACCGACACACGCAAGAGAGAACAACTTCTGCGAATCAGCCAACTGATTGACGAAGTCATTCTGGAAGGTGAATGCCTATGACATGGTATGTAGGCGACCCTTGCTACATCATCCCCGATGCTGAATGGCAAGACTTTTGCGAAGCAACCTATGATGATTTGAACCGAGAGAAAGGTCGGCACTACGCACACATTGACTCCGTCATTGAATGGCATGGTCAGACGCTCACGATTTGGAGCAACGGCGGAGACGGTACATGGTCGTTCTCAAAGCACAACCTACGCACCGAAAACAACGCAGACTCCTTCGGAGTTGATGCTGGGATTTTCTGTGCGATTGACCTTGACAAATTGCAGGGACACTACATCGGAGACCCGGCAGACAGCGGCATGATTTTCGCAAACAAACCCGACCTCTATGTTCAAGATGGGGTCGTCTTCATCAACGATGAACCCGATGATTCCCACGAACAATGCTACGAATGCGGAGAATACACCTACGATTATGGCTGGGTCTGCGACTACAATCGCTGTGAAGGATGCGACCATTGTTTTGAATGCGACTGTGAGATATGCGACGAATGCGACGAGCATGTAGAAGATTGCTACTGTGAGGATGAGGAAGAATGAATTGGACTCAAGAAGAAATACAACGACTGCTACACCACATTGACGAAGTCATGTATTTTCTGCGTGATAAGAGGGGCGACATGAGCAACTACAAAGAACTGCGCGAACATTTGGATTTAGCATACGATTTCATCGGGAGGTATTTAGAATGGTGAACACAATGAATGTAGCGAAATTTATCGCAAAGCATCCCATCTACGATGAGAAAGTGCATATTGCTCATGCTTGGGCATACGCTCTTTCGTACACCCAACCCATGTTTGACAAGAAGGCTTTCGTTGAAGCATGTGGTGTTAAATACCAGAAGCCCCTATTGGAGTCTCACCGACCGGGAGGGAAACCATGAACCTATTCGCTTTATCGCCTTGCCCCAAAGAATCGGCCATGTTCATGTGCGACAAGCACATAGGCAAGTTAGCCGTGGAAGGAATGCAGACCCTTGTCTCTGCCATGCTCATCAGCGGTGCGCCGCCACACCGTATGCCCCTAACGAGCAACGGAGAGCCACACCGAGGAGGCTACAAACATCACCCTCTTACGCTGTGGACTGCTGAATCTTTGGTGCATTGGCGTTGGGTATTCAAACACACGGAGGCTCTGTGTGAAGAATTTTTGTATCGTTTTGGCAAAAGACATGCCGTTGCCAAACAACTTTTAGAACTCAAGAGGAATTTCATGTGGGAAGATTATGTCCCCGACACGCAAGGCGAAGACAGGACACGACACGCTCGGCCATCGTTCTTTGAGCGTTGCTTCAATCAAAGCAAAGGCGAAAACCTTGACCTTGTAGACACGGACTTGTGGCCCTGCGACCATGAGGCATACCGTGAGTTCTATCGCAGAGACAAATACGCATTCGCCAAGTGGGAGAAGGGACGAGAGTCGCCCGGTTGGTGGTGCAAACCTATGGGAGAGAGAAAGAAATGACGAATTTTGAAAGAGACATAGAAGACAAGATGGATAAGTTGCGAGAAGCCCTTGATAAAGTGATGGATGCTCGTATGTACGCAGACGAAGCGAGAGAAGCCGCCGAAGCGGTTGGCGTTGAGATTAACTATGCGGTCATTGATATGCTGGAAGACGCAGAGGAGGAGTTATCGTCCTCCGTGGATGAGGCACAAGAGTTGCTCGCAAAGTTGGAGATGGTGCTTGTATGAGTATCATACTCCCTCAATTTGTGATTGACGACGGCTACATCGTCAAAAAATTCCTTGCAATTGACGGCTCAAAGAGCATCAACACCATTTGCTTGACCCCCTACGGGACTCATGCCGATGTGTGGACTCCTCTTGAAGAGGAGACGATTGCTGGCGTTTGCCCTGCCTGCGGTTCACACATGCAGATGCCCCAAGTCGGACTCTACAGGTGTTCACACGGACACCCCCCTGTGGTCATGGCAACAGAGGCATACCGACCTGTTCGGTCAGTCCCTCGCAAGCCGGTGGTTCGCCCCAAGCGACGACCCGACATGACTCCACACCGAAGCGGTGTGGAAACCGAGTCTGTCAGAAATGACACAGCGGTTTCCTTTGATTCAATCAAAGAACAAGTCGCAGATGCTCTGGGGGATTTGCTGTGAAGTTGGATGCAGAATTGATTCCCGTTGGCACATGGGGCGCAAACCTGCGTTCCCTCATGCCTCCTTCGGGCTGGAACAGGCTTCGCAAACACATATACGAAGAAGCGAACAACCTCTGCGAATTGTGTAGCAAGACAGGGTTTGACCAGAACCGCAACTATGCAGTTGAAGCCCATGAAGTATGGGAATACGATGATGTTCGCAAGATTCAGACCCTAAAGGGTCTGCAAGCACTATGCCCAATGTGTCATTGTGTGAAACACTATGGACGCAGTCTACGAGTCGGCGCAGGTCGCAAGATTCGTGAGCATGTAGCGGAAGTGAACGGATGGACGAGAGAGCAGGTGCTTGACTACGAGGACTTGATATTCCACATCCATGTCCTTCGCTCGCAGTTCCGCTGGACTGTAGAAATCCAAGAGACGCTTTCTCAATACCTTGAGCAGGGCGTGATTAAGCAGAGAGACTACGACGAGGCAATAAAGAACCTCAAGAGAGGCCCACATTCGGAGGAGAATTGATATAGGGGAAGCCCCCTTTAGAGACTGAAACGGAGGAACCGAAAATGAAAGCAGAAACACCGGACAAAGAATTGAACGAAGCAATAGAGTTCTACGCGACTCTTGCTCTGAAAGAGCAAATCGTAGTGGACACAGACGCAGGATTCGTGAGTGAAAAAGGCGAGCCAGTCTTCACGGACATGAACCTGCTTGAGGCAAAGATGCGGGACATGATGAATACGCAGAGCAGACAGACCCTTGAGAAGAACAAGGTGGATGCTCAAGAAGTCATGCAGTTCTTTGAAATGTGTCTTGTCGCAACAAAGATTCTTGGCGAAGACTACCACCCACCGGAGTTGCGAGTCCACAACATAAAACACAAGGAGAACGACAAGCAGAGGGAACGACGACGACAGATGCACCTATGGAACTGTGTGCAAGAGTGCATCATGGCTACCCAGCCCGATGTCTTGCACATTTCAGACGACGGAACAGGTTTCGCAGTTGATTGCACACATGCACATCCCTTGCTAACTCTCTATGTGAACAGCATCCAACGCTACGAGACAGACCAGTTCACACAAGGAACAGGTACTATGCGAACCGAAGAAGTTCAAGAGTACCTCAACAAAAAGGCCGCAGAAGTCAATGCCGACGCACCAAAGCGCGACATTGACCCGGACAGCGACGAGAACGACGACGACCCTTTCGGTATGTTCGTGTGAGGTGATACGATGGATTGGATTACATACGCTCTCGGCTACATCAGCCAACACGACTGCTTCACAGAAATGGTGGAGCAAGGGTGGGTCTCTACAGAGACCCTGCGACCTTACATCAAAGAGATGGACGACAACTGGGGGGGCTTCGGAGGTGTCCTCACATGGCTACGCCTCTACGATGAGGACAAGCGTCTCGCTGAACAATACGGAAGAGACTTCCTTCGGAGAAACGACAGAAAGCACTCAACATGGTTTGAAGAATTTGACGACGAATACACAGAGGAACAATGGCGTTCCGATTTGCGAGGGCCATTTCACCCATCGCTCCACAAGGAGGAGGTGAAGGAGTGAGCGACGAATACACGCTGGGTCTGCTATGCTCCTACGAGGACATGCTCGCAGGAGTGCTTAACGACCTCAAATACATGAACCGGCTCTCCAAGCCGGAGTTCGCAGAATTGCTTTTCCCACACGCGATTGACTCATACCTTGACGAGAAGTGGTCTCTCTTCCGAGACTCCCCTCTCTTCTTCCTATGGTCTTGCGACTTGGGAAGGATTCGCACCATCGGACACTACATCCGAAAGTGCAAGTGGGGTGATGAGTGATGCCCCAATACAAATTCACGAAGACAATCAACGCCTTACTTGAGGCAAGCAAGCACATTGAGAACCTGTGTGCCACCAACACAGAATACGGCCTGCAACACATCACATCATGGAAAAGGACACTCGCAGAAGCAACAGAGGAAATTGAAAAAAACCTCGGCGGATATGTGAGGAGGATGAGAAAATGAAAGAACCATTGGAAACATACGAGGGCGACCTGTGGGTTGTCATCAACGAAGAGGGAAAGGCGACGGCTGTTTTGAGGAACGAGCCTACGCTTCAAGAGAAACAGAAACATGTCGGAGGTCTGATTGAATACGCTCCGGTCGCAAGAGGAGCAAGAGCCCCTATCCCTATGGGAAGAAACAGAGCGAAGATGGCAGAGGTCGTCTCCGTTATCGTGGACGAAGAAGGTCTGCTAAAGGGCAAGACTGAAAACACGATTGCGACTTTTGCCGCCTTTCAGATACCTTTCAAGGACAGCGACAAAAAGGGTTCTCCGGTGCTTGTCGGGAAGGCGATAATACACATGAGGGTCAGTCCCGAAGATGATGTGGTTTCCTTTGAAGAAATGCTACGCATTATCAGCGGAGAGAAGGATTTGCAAGATTGCTTCTACATACACGGAGTCTTGCACTACACCGACGAGGAGGCTCGCAAGTGAAGTGCAAAATCTGTTCATGCGACATGAGAGAATGGGCTTCTGCTCTCTCACGCTACGACAACAAGACCAAAGTCTGCTCGGCCTGTGGTCTTGGGGAGGCTTTCGTGAATACGAAGGAAAACGCTTGCATCCTTCACGGCGACACGCCCAAAAATTGTGGGGTGGCGTGGGAGGAGTGGGTCTCACTTGTGATTGAGACTCGCAAGCGTACAACCGACCGCCTGCTTACTGTTTGAGGTGTTTCACTTGACACCTTTCAGTTATTGTGATGAGTGGGTCTATGCGAAAGCATCGGACTTGCAAGTTGAAGACTTCACTTGCTGGCGAAAGACGGGCAGAAGCGGAGGCGGAGGTCGCAAGCGCATTCCTTTCTTGCAACTCAAGGCAGGGGTCTATGACATCGTGATTGACGGCTACAAAGCCGTGTGGTCATTCCTTGATGCTCTGCTTGACATGCCACCTCGCAAGCCTTTCAATGACCTGATGGCCGGGAACATGGAAAACGCAAATTTCTACACAGAGTTGCGATGGTTTTTGGCAAATAGCGACAAAATACTCTGCTTTGAGGGCAGTCTTGGGAAGAATGTAGCAGTAGCCAACTCCGATAAGACAATCCCAAACGCACATTATGTCTCAAGCGTATTCAACGCTGGATGCTCGGATGTGTTCGGACTTGCGTCTTCCTTCGCACACATACTCGTTCCTGTTCGCAAGAAGGACGGGATTCATTATGTGGAGACGGATGTTCTGGGGGCAGACCCGCAATATGTCTTTGCAAGAGCAGACGGTGTGCTTGAGACATTTATTAGCGAGACCTCAAATAGACCAAATTATCGTCCATATAGACGCATTGTGTTTCAACACCCTCCACACATACGGCCCGTGGCGGAGCAGATGCACCACAAGTTGAGCGAGAACGATTATACACGCACGACCTACAAGCATCACCCAATCAAACCTGCGGGTATGTTTGACCATGAGATTGACGACTACGAACACGGTATTTTTTGCAACGGTTGGAAATAATTGCAAAAGAAAAAAACGGAGGACTGCGGAATGATTCGGTTTATTCTCTCCAATTTCATAAGAGATGTTGATGAAAATGCCGATACTCTCGTTAGAGAGTATAGTAGAATAAAGGTTTTTCACCTTAAGGAAAGAATACAAAATTGCAAGACATTCTTTTCAGCACAGCGTTTTTCAATTTCTGAATTATTTCTGCGCCGTGGAAACAATGGGATTCTTAAGGACATGGGGGTATTGTGCTGAACATGGGCGAGATTGAGACGATAAACGAGACCGATTTTATTTGGTTTGATGGTATGCCGGAAGACATCACACACGCTATACTATACGACGCAGTAGGCGCAGACCACATACCGGCTGTCATAGGTGCGTCAATTGTGGCCGACAAGGAACCCGTGGGCTACATGACAAGCAAGCACATACATTCAAGCCCCCACACCTTCCTTGATGTGGGTTTTACGGGGTGGCCCATCTACAGGACAGGCAACACCTTGGTTATTGAGGTTCTCACGCCAGCACACATCAGCAAGGACATATCCCAACAGAAGAACGCATGGCTGTTCAACTATCCCCCTGCAAGAGATGTAGCGGCCATGTTAGTAGGTGCGGGGGTGCAGACATTCTGCGTTCTGACTTCGTCTGCGTTTGACGACATGATGGGCAACCAACAAGAGAGCATCGTTGAGGTAAAGGCAGAAGAAATTGGTCTTGGCGAGGCACATTCTTCTCTTCAACCCCTATGGGGTTGGCTACCAGCGTTCTTGTTCAGCGTTGAGGCAGAAGGGGCCAGCATTCTCATCCTGCCCCCACATGGCGCAAGAACTACGCCTATGGAATATGAGAAGACTGCTATTCGTGATGCTCTCGGCATTCTCAAACGAAGGGGACATGATACAAAAGGTGCTTTGACACGCTCAAAGAAATTGTATTCGCAAGCCTCTGAAGAGGCTACGCAGGCGGCGAAACACGCTAACGAGGTGATTGCTCGCATGAAAGCGGAGACGAAGAAGAACAACATGGGAGGCATGTTTCAATGAACATCTTTGAGAGAGTGCTGGACTTTTGCAAAAAGAACCACATCATTGATGTGGAAGATAAGGTTCCAGTATTTCTCTCAAGCATTGGAGCGCACCTGTTCAACACGGTGAACAAGTGTAGCATGTGCGACTTTGCTCCCTCCGAAGGAGACGACGGCGACCGTTTCGTTATTGAAGACTGCCCCTTGAGGCACAGCAACTATCCCATCTACACACCGTCTTCTCGCATAGCAGACACTCGCATTCACATACTGATGCGTGGTGCAAAAGGCTCTGGGAAAAATGTATTACTTGACCTCTTCTGTGCGGAGCATACTGGTTTCCTATGGAATCCCGATGGTTTCAACGGTGTTGGTTTTCGCACTATGTCTGGGCCTAACAGCATCACGGAGGCAGGTATGTTTGGTTCCGTGAACGATGAGGGGCGCATCGTAGGTCGTCCACTTGCGAGAGACCTCTGCGGGGGCTTCCTTACCTTTGAGGAGTTCTCTTCGGTAAGTGATGCAAACCGCAAAGACCATTCCATTGACATGAAGAATCAGATGCTAACATCCCTTGACAGCGGCAGAGTTGCAAAAGGTATGCGTGATGGCTGGGTGCGATACAACACACGATACACCGTATGGGGTGGCACACAGCATGGTCGCATGGACTTGGAGTCCGGTCTTGACCGTCGCTTCTTCATCATTGACATTCTCATGGATGCGGAGAAGGAAGCGGCTTACAAGGCGGCGCAGAACAAACAGGCATCCATGTCCAAGGAGGAGCGAGCGTTTCTTGCTGGTGAAATTATGGACTTGCGACAATGGTTCATTGACAGGCAGATGGATGTTATGCTCAACCCTCCGGAAGGTGTCATGTTTGATGAGGCGTTTGAGAAGTGGGTCATGCAAGAGTCTGTGCGGTCGTTTGAGAGCGACCTTTTCCGCCGTCTTGCGATAGGCTACAATATGATGGTAGGCGATTGGAAGGGCGGGACTCTGCAAATCAGCATGGACGATGCGCTTCTACGCCTGCTTGAAGATTCGCTCAAGATGAGACGAAATGTGATGGATGAAGACATTCACCTCATCAAGACAACCTTTTGGGACAAGGATGTTCCGAGAAGTGGTCTTGTCAAAGACATAGCGAGGCTGATTTGCAACAACGATTATCAAGCGGCAAAGCGATGGATTGACGATAACCTTAAACAGCAGGTCTGGTTCACAGAGTTCAGTCCTCGGAAAGAGGGGCGGGGCCGAAGGGGTGTCGTGTGTCGCTTCGGTATGCCGGAAGACAATGTGAAAGGGTGGTAAAATGGGACACAAATTGAGAACTAAAATCAGATGGCGGTTGTGGTTGAAAGAAGCAGAAATGCTTCTGCGAAGCACAGGGAAAGAAATGAGGGCCGCACACATCTATGAGGCAACCAAAGAAAAGATGCCTAACAGGATGCCAAAAAACGCAAACGCCGCCGCACAGATAATGAAGATAGACGCAGAAAAAAGATTCTATCAGACAGAAATGGTTGATGGTGGCTATCACCTCTATGGACTAAGGGAGTGGATTTGATGGCTGGCGCACCTGCGAAACACAAGGAATGGCTAAACCGAGTTGCGGAATACCTTGAGAAGGAAGACCGTGAGGTGGTGGCATGTGATTTGCCAAACATCATACGGCGCAAGAACGGTCGCCCCTTCCGCAACAAACCCACGCGTCATGCAGTCTTCAAGCGTCTGCAAGCAGATGGGAGGTTCCAGTTATCCGCCATAGGAAAGGGTGGCGGTCGCAGGGCAATTGTTCGCATCAAGAAGAAGGAGGATGAATGCTGATGCCTCGTTGGGGAAAGGGACGATTCAAGTTGTGGAAGGAGGAGGCTCTTTCCCTATGTCGGGAGAATCCCGATGGAATACCTATGGCCTTGATTCTTGATAGTAGCAGGCTGGGTTCGCATAACATCCCGCAGTCAGTCAGACACGGGACAGAAATACTCAAGCGCGATTCCCGTTTTGCTTCGCATTACCCAGAAGCAGGGCAGTATGGGAGTATGATTTATCATCGCAAAGTTCTATCATGGACGGTGAATGACAATGAAGAATAAGAGACTGGTTGAGGAGCGTCTCTCGGAAGAGACCGACGCTAAAGCGATTGAGGTTCTGCGTTGGGTGTTGGAGTCGCCAGAGTGCGGTATGTGTGGACACCCACAGCGCAAGGAATTGGAGTTGAATGTATTCAATGGGACAATGTCTCCCGCCTATGTAGAGGCGAAGAACGGCTGGTCTGCTGGCGTGGTTGAAGAACACATGTCGGGACACATGCAGTATGACCCGGAAGAGGCCAGAGAGACGGAAGAGACTCGCAAAGAAGCAATCACGACACTTGATATGGCCGAGGACATTTTCGGTCGCATCACGAAATGGTTGGACGAGTGGGAACGAGAGAAAGACATCCACGGGATTGACGGAGAATGGCTTGCGACAGCAACCCGTCTTATCGGACAGGCCAACAATTCGTTAAAGTTGATTGGGACGCTCAAGCAAGAAATAGGTGTGGACTCGCAATTGCTATTGGCCCAGCAACAGGTGAATGGGGTTATGGGAGTTCTTGTAGATGTCCTTCGTGCAGAACCGCATCTACTGAATGCGATTGAAATGCAAGTAGCGTCTCTCAAGATGCCTACCTATGTTCAAGAAAGCGAATGGGAGGTCTTGCGATGAGTGGCGAACCCGTTAAGTGGAGAGCGCACTTCAACCAATTGATTGCAAGACCCATCCCACAGTCAGAGTTCCCTAAAATCGCACAGCGAATGCTTGACGATGGTTTGATTGCCATACTGTCAAGTGAGGGTATCAAGTGGTATGCTGGCCGATACCTCGTAGCCAAGAAAGTTGTTCGTGAAATGTGGAGCATGTCAGAGCATCAGTTGAGAAGATTTGAGCGATGGGTTTATACCAACGACCCGTTTATAGCGATGATGGAGGAGCCGGAATGATAGACTGCATAGCATGTGGGTTGGTGATTGAAGAAGAAGAGTGTAAATGGTATCTTGGTGAACCTCATTGTGAGGAGTGCTATATCGTTGAAAAATACGAGGACTACGACCACGGGGAAGAATTGTCCCGTGTGGTTGATGTACGAGTGGAGGTGGATGAATGAATTGGAATGATATTTGGAAAAAACACTTTCCCCACCTAAGCCCTAAAGAAGCCCATGCAGAAATCATGCAGGGAAACCACTTAGAGCATGAGCCGGTGGCCGAGAGACCCGCTGAAATGCCTTACTTTGGAGAATTTATAGGAGAGTGAAAAGATGAGCAAGAAATACCGTATGCCTGCTGTAGCCGCCGCAGTCCAAAAGTGGGACTTGAGCGAATGGTTCACGGCTGACCAACTGCTTCCAAGGGCGATGGTTGAGTTGCCCCAGCGCACCATGTCGCTCAATGTGTATTCAGTCTCACGATACCTCCGCATCATTGAAGCGAGAGGTGGTCTTCTTTCCCGTGTGAATGGGAACGGCACTAAAGAATTTAGACGGGTTGACGAGGTAGAGACCGATGGGAGTTCTCATTTTTACGCGTGATGCTTCGTCTTATCGTGAGGGTCATTTTGTTGAGGGCGTGGGCGTGGTCTGTTCACCGTCTTGCGAAGACTTGACGCTCATTGTGCATGAGAAGCGACCGAGTAAAGACGACTGCCTCGCATGGCTACCTCATGTGTCATATCGCATGGTCTTTGTCTGCGACAAAGCACCGGACTTGAAAGACCATCCGTCTGTCATTTTTGACAAGAGCATGTCTGAACGCAAGGACGACTACATGCCACACATACAGGCTATGTTGCGATGGAGAGACCGCAACCGAGCGTGGGCTATGGCAAAGAATGTCCCGATGCCGCTTATGCTTGCTTTTCTGCGAGAGAACAACACTAACATTGACCTATGGAGACTGCTCGCAAAGGCATTCACTTGGTCTCCTGAAGAATACCAGATGGCGGCTGTCTGTTTTTCGCATCAGCCATCTGGCAGAATGAAATGGCCGAAAAAGAAGAAAGCCGAGGAAGACTCGCTTCCTTATGGTTTCCGAGCAAGCGATGAGTATGCGGAAATGATTGCAAGCGCAGACCACAAGGTAGGGAACGATATTCGCACCAAAGCAAAGGAGACTATGCCGAAGTCTGCAAAGAAGAGGAAGCAGAAGGTGATAGAATGGCTTTAGATGTTCCTCATTCGGAAGGAATCATCCTATGGTTGTGGTTTATTGCGATATTCCCTTTCAAGAGACAATGGTTTGGTGCTTTACTTACTCTGATTACTGGCAAGACACCAGAAGAAGTCGTTCCTGTGCATGAGTCTTCTGGGTCTTGGGGGTCGGCGGAGTCTCTTGGCTACATAGGCATGTGGGACGAGTGAACATGGGTGAACCTCAAATAGGGTTGCGAGTATCGCATATCGTGGCCGCCAAAAACAACGCAAGACTTCGCAGAAAGATTGCTGAAATACTCCTTGAGAGGGGGCCGATGACGAGGATGGCTATGCAGAGCATTTTGTTGAATAGCGGAGAGTTCCGAACTCTACCTAACGACAGTTCGCTCACCGCTATGCTCGCAAAGAACCTACAGATTGTGCAAGTAGGGTATGAGTTGTTGGATTCCGGAGAGGGAGTAAAAACCAAACAGACCATCTATGCGATTGACGAAGAAATCATTCACGACGAAAGCGATTTGATTTACACGCGCCCCTTCTCCACGATGAGCGCACTTGAGCAGACACGCTCAACCGCATGTCCCACATGTAGACAGAGGCGCATAATCAAGGACAAGTGGGCTGAATGCCTTGTCTGCCAGCGAAGGGGTTTATAGGAACATCAGCGTTTCTTCCCGACATGGCAGAGACAAAATACCTCCACAAAGGAAGTCAGCACTACGACTTCAAGAACCCCAGTTATGCTTGCGGTTCCCCTATGGAACACAGACCTAATCTCACAGACGCACAGGCAAAGCGTATGACGCTATGCCCGAAGTGCTTCCCGAAGGCGAAGAAGCCCAAGGAAGAGACGAGGGTCGTCAAGGCGGAGGGTTGGCTATGAAAGCACCCATCGTTATTGGCATCGCAGGGAGCATGAGGTCGGGCAAGACCACGCTCGCCAACATGATTGCACAGACCTACAACATCCCCGTTGTGTCCTTCGCAGAGTCGCTACGCTACGAGGTGGCGCAGGCGTATTTCCCGAAACAGGGAAAGTCCGAGGCTCGGTTCATGTGGTCTCTTCTTGAGGAGAAGGACAAGTCGCTGACACGCCCACTTCTGCAAGCATGGGGGCAGGCGAAGCGAGAACTGCGACATCCCGATTATTGGTGTGAGAGAATGTTTGAATACATGGAGAAGAAAGGCATTGAAATCGCAGTCTGCGATGATGTGCGGCATGTGAATGAGGCGGAGTGGATTATCGCCAACGGCGGCTTTATCATCCGTCTCATATCACACCCCGCCGACCTCCGAGAGCGAGGCGCAGACGAGACCGCCATGCTTCACGCATCAGAGAACCTCGCTCCGCTTGACGAATACCTTGCAGAACACAATCACCCATGCGTTCGCATTGAGACGAGAGGACGCACCGAATACGGCACATTTGTTGCGGCGAACCCTGCGGTTGCGTCCCTGCTCAAGAAGGAGGAAGAGGAAGAATGATACGCAAATGGATTACAAAACATATCCTCCGAGTGCATGGTCTGGCGGTCTGTAAGATGTGCGATAACCTCGCTCACATTGACCAAGGAATATGCGACTACTGCGAATACGAGTTAGACATGATGAGAAAGGAAGCCTATGGATGGGGGAGAATGTATGAAGAGTAGTCCTATTTGGTTTGCTAAATACCGACCGAAGTCTTGGAGCGAGGTCGTCGGACAAGACACAATCGTTGCAGAACTGCAACAAATCGCCAGAGGTGGCGCACCGATGAACCACTTTCTGTTTCATTCCCCCGAAGCAGGCACAGGCAAGACAACCTGCGCCCATCTACTTGCACAACACCTTGGTTATGGTCTCCATATCTTCAATGCTTCCAGCAAGAAGACGAGAGGAATTGAATTTGTAGAAGAAGACATCATCCCTATCGCAAGAAGCGGTCTGTGGGAGACCGTCATTCTTCTTGACGAAGCAGACCGCCTTACTATCCAAGCACAAGACGCGCTCAAGGGCGTGATTGAGAACGCCACTTGCTATTTCATTCTCACCTGCAACGACTTGACGAAGGTCTCGCCTTGGTTGCAGTCTCGTTGTCAGTTGCGAACATTTGTGCCGATTGAGAGCGAGGCCATGACCAAGACGCTGATTCGTATATCAGTCAGAGAGGCTTTCACATTGGTTCCCCAGCATTTGCAAGCAATCGTTAGGCATCACAGAGGCGACTTGCGAAATGCGATTGGTTGTCTGCAAGCCTACGCCACACTACCCATGCAGAAGAGGGAAGGTTTCATTCTATCCCTCGGTGATGCAGAGTTCAGAGCGAAGCCCTTTCTGCGTATGTGCGTCAAGGCGCAGGGACTTGCAGATGCGGTAGATATGATACACTCCATGCCTATGAGGGCGGTTATCAAGCAAGTGCTTGATTTTGCTGTCTCCTCTTCGGCATCCAGCGAAGCCAAAATGAAAGTCATTGAGGCTTCAATCGTCAGCGAGCGTGATATTCTCATGGGCGTTGATGAGACGGTGGTTCGTTGGAATTACTGCCGGATGCTTTGTGAGTGAGGTTTATATGGACATGGGGATTTAGGAAGAAATACAACGGAAGTGAAAAACGATGGTTGATGCAAACATGATGGAAAGAGTAGCAAAGAATGTGGGATGTTCGGTAGCGGCGTTGGAATCACGCCATGCCCGTGTCCTTGAGGCGCATGGCCTATCCATGCAGGCCGCTGGTCTGTCGCAAGACGAATTGCAGACAAAGACGCTCCGCATGGCGGCGGCTGAAATGAGAAGCGAGAAGGCCAAGTTGTCCCGTAGTGGATGTGTCATGCTTGAGGGCATGTTCTTGTCATCCCCACGCTACAAGGATTGGGGCAAAGTCTTCTACAACAAATACAAGGATTTGCTCGCAAGTCTTGACGGCGAGGGCCGCAAGGCACTTGTTTCGCAGGGTCTTGTGAACCTCTATCTGATTGACGATGTAGACGGTGGCTACAAGATGCTCCACAATCCTTCTCTGACAAACAAGACCGCTTTCGCAGAGGGTCTTGCGGAGACTCGTACCGAGACTCTGCCCAAGCAGGCCACCCGGATTGACGACGGGACTGGCTACTTTGTCTGCATTGAGAACAAGACGGCTCCGACCTACCCAAGTGGTTCACCCAACTACTCCTACGGAAAGGCTCGGTCTACGGAAGACCTTGAGCGAACCTGTCTGTTCATTGGTCGCAAGCAGGGCGATACTGGCGAACCCCAAGTCATCCCGATGAAGTTCCGTGGAGAACTTGCTAAGGTGAACTATCCGACTTTCATGCCTCTCACGATTCCTGCCAACCTGTCAAGGAACGGGACTGCTTACGCAAAAGCGGGAGTCTCTACCTACACGCTGGATGAGTCCGTGAAACAAATCTTCGCCAAACCTCCTCTGATGACTACGGGAGGGGGTCTCATCGCAGACAACATGGAAATTCTCAAAGGACTTGATGACATAGAGGAGTTCGTAGGGACTCTCTCGGACAAAGAGAAGTGGGATGCTCTCTGTGCCGTTGTGCTTGAAGTCGCCCACATTGACCCTCGCGAGAATGGTGGTGCGATTATCACACTCTCCGACCTTGACCTCATGTCTTCGGCTCCGCCGCTTGACCTCTATGTGAACATGGAGGAGGATTCAAAGTTGGACTTTGGCGTTGGTTCTCTGCTGGTCGTTGTCGGTCAGCCTTATGTCGGTCGTGAAGGCGACGGTCGTTTGGCTACTACCGGCTGGTGGTGTGTTGAGAGCATGGCCTCGGCCATGCCTGCCGACGATGCAGAGGAAGAAGAAGACGAATGGGAGTGATGAAAATGAGTTGGGGAGCCAAAGAACAAACCGAAGAACCGAAGCCTGCATTTGGGATTGAACATTACCGGGAGTTGTTCATGCGAAAGCGTGAGACAACCTCGCCAATCCGCATGTCCTTGACGGGCAAAGAGAACACAGCCAAGACGGGCCTTGCGATTGATATTGCAAGGTCTCGTACCGATAAGGAAATCGTCATCATTGACATTGATAACTCGGCGGTGCAGACCGTTGCGAAGAATTACGCAGACGATAAGAACATCCGTGTTGTACCCGTGTTTGACGAGACGGACGCTTCTCTCTTTGAAGAAGACAACACTACGAACTGGACTGCTCTTGTAGACAAGATGGGTTTCTTTATCAAAATCATTGGCGAACAGGCCAAAGAAGGCAACATCGGGGCCGTGATTATTGACGGTGGTTCCTCGTTCCTCAAGTGGTGTGAACAGGCCATGACCTATGTCTTGATGAACCGAAGCAAGAACCCCATCAATGTGGAGGACGGCGACAAGTTCAACCAAGCCGAGTGGCGTATTCGCAACCAACTGTTTCGTGATGTGATGAATCGGGCGCACCAACTACCCGTTGATGCAGTATTCTTCACCTTCCACCTCAAGGATGTGAAGCAATTCGCAGACCTTGGAAACGGACAGAAGGGACTGATGAAAGTTGGCGAGGTTCCCGATTGGGAGAAGGGAACGATGCGTCTCTTCTCGCAACAGATTTTCCTTGCTCGCTACACGAAGAATGGCGATAGGGCCGCTGGGGTCAAGGACGACCCTACGATGCCCGATAACTGTTGGGAAATCCGAGCATCCATTGAAGAAATGAAAGGCTGGAATCAAGAACACCTTGGTACTACGCATACGATTCTGCGAGTTGAAGACGGTAAAGTTGAGTGGACTGGTCTGCCCTTCTTGGTCTGGGAGTGATAACTTGCCTCTGCGAATACGCAGGGTCTCGGAGTTGCGCCGCAAATCAAACACCCACTATCAAGTTATGGTCAAGGACGGGGCAGGCTATTTTCTGTGCAGAGGCATGGCCTCGTTTGGAAAACACCCTCCTGTAGAGGGTGATTCGGAAGTAAATTGTTCTCTCTGCAACAGCATAAAGCGTGGCAGGGGTTTAAAGGAACATGGGGAGTTGTGAAGAACATGATTGAAGCAAAGAAGGAAGACATTGTAAAGTTGTTGAAGAATACACAGAGGATGGCCGTTATCAACGGCAAGTTGATGCCGCAGGTGCAGGGTTGCATCATTTGGCCTGTGAACGATACTACGGTTCATACCGTTAGCCTTGTGCGTGATGGTATCACATCCGTTGCCCGTATGACGGGAGATGTTGTGCAGGCCAAAGAAGAAGTCGTCGTTCCCGACATTGAGAAGTTGCTCGGTGCTTTGAAGGCTCATTCGGGCCTTGTCAAAATCGCCCAGACGGACGAGAAGTTGCGGATTAAATCTGTACGAAAGCAGACTACGCTGACTGCGTCAAGGGATGCTCTGGCCTTCCCACACACCACGCTGACAATCGCAGAGTGGGATGCGAAGAGTCGTGAGTTGATGAACAAAATCAGCACGAATGGCTACCGTCTGCAAGACGGGACGCTCGTTCAGTATTACCAAGAAGTCATGCTGACTCCCACGGGTCTCGCAGATGCTATCAACGCAGGGAACATCAACGGGCAGAAGGTCGCTCGGTATTCCTTCACGCAAGACGGATTTGGTCTCCACCTGCGAGTCGGTGATGCCATGAAAGGCGAGAGCGTCTCTCAAATTGCAGAACAAAGCGACCTTATCTACGCAGACAGGTCGTTTGAAATGGTCTGCGAGGGTGGTCTTGAAAACCTTGACCTTGGAGAAGTGAACCTCTATGTCCTTGACTTCCAAGAGCAGGGGCAGGGTTTCCACCTCGTCCTTGAAGGGCAGAGAGGGATGGTCTACCAGCGAGGAATCGTATGAACATAGCAGAGTGGGCGGCTGACGCTACCGAGCGAGACATACAGAATATAGCGTCTCGCGGCCTCCACATGACTTGCGGCCAAATCCGTGAGGTTCTTGGCAAGATGGGCGATACGATGTCGCTCCGCAAATTGCACAGGAAAATAGCCATCATGGTAGTAGTGTTGTCCCTTGAAGACGGCGATACTATAACGAACCATCAGATTCTTGACGAAGCATCCTTATATGTTCGCAACTGTTCTCCCATAACGATTGATATGGTCGGTGCTATTATGCGAATTATTGAGAAATGGGGTTATGTGAGTTCCCACAAAAACACGACGGGGGGCTGGCCCCTCACAGTCTACAGGAGGACTGCGCTTGTATGAAATCAAAGTAGGCGACATCATGTCGCTTGAATTGGGCGAGCGTAAGTATCGTGCCTGCATCACTTCGCCCCCATATTTCGGGATGCGTTCTTACGGGGATGACGACGCTGAAATCGGCAAGGGCCAGACTCTTGACGAATACATTGAGGGTCTTGTTATAGCATTTCGCAAGATTCGTGATTCTCTCACGGATGACGGGACTCTGTGGCTCAACATGGGCGATTGCTACAACGGCTCCGGAGGTGCTGGTTCGGACTACAAAGAAGGCGGTATCAAATCTTCTCGCAACAAGTGGGGTTCTCGTTCTGTGAACGGCCTACCTCCCAAAAACCTGCTTGGTGTTGGGTGGAGGCTTGCTCTTGCTTTGCAAGCCGATGGCTGGATTTTGAGAAGTGAAATCATTTGGAACAAAAGCAAAGCCTACCCCCAGCCGGAAGCCTACATCAAGAGACCTCAACCTCGCCATGAGACCATTTTCATGTTAGCAAAGAATCAGAAGTACCACTATGTCCCAGACAATATGTTCACGGTATGGGACATGTCTCCAGTTAGCAAAAGCGGCCACGAAGCCCCCTTTCCCGTGGAACTGCCGATGACCTGCATTCTCGCAAGCACAGATGAAGGTGATTGGGTGTTAGACCCCTTCGCAGGTAGTGGCACTACTGCGGTTGCGGCGCAACTAACAGGGCGCAACTCAACGATGTGCGAACTGTACGCAGATGTAGCCCGTAGGATGGAGAAGCGGCTTGACAAACTCCCCAAAGGAGAGGGTTCAGAGTGGCTGTAGGGTTTATATCAACATAGGGAATAGTGAAAGACATGCCGAAGAAGAGAATCTACCACACAGCGATTGACAGACATTGGGAGGAAATGAAGAACAACATTGAGGGTTTCCTTTACCTAAAACGAGCGAGCAAAAAGGGCTATCCGGTGTTGATGGATAAGGCGATGTATTTCTTGATGCTACATGACATGGATTGTCATAATCATCCGATAGGCTACACTACCGCCACAGAATTTGCAGAAGGCGTGTTTCTTGTCGGCAACACTTGGGTTGATGAAGAGATGAGGGGTCTTGGCTACCACACCGACTTGCTCAAGTGGCGCAACGAGCAGTTGAAAGAGACCTTCGGAGCGACCCACATATACACCTGCGTTAATCCACAGGAGGGCATACCTTTGACAAGATTAGAGAAGACTATTGAAAAGTTGGGCTACCGCAAAGTAAGCATCGGTCAGATGATAATGGACGGTATGCGATTTAGGGATGCTTTTCGCGTGTGGCGTTGCGGTCTCCCGATTTGGAGGCTTGACCTTGATTGTTGAGCGTGGCAGACGCAACGAAGTGGTTGTGCGATACCGAGACAAAGATGGTTTCAGACAGACGCAGAGTCTTGTGCAGGCTCCTTCGTGCTACATCCGAGAGACGGACATACCTAAATTATCGCCGTACTTTACTGTTCTTGGGGGCGAATACAAGGGACTCTACGGAGAAGATTTGCGAAGAGTCTCCTTCCCAACCACGGAAGACATGTCTCGCTCTACCGAGGGAATAGACACATGGGAAGCAAACATCCACCATGCCAACAAAGTTCTCGCAGAATCGCAACACAACTTCCCAATGTATAAGCATCGTGTGTGGTTCTTTGACATGGAATGGAAAATTGACAACGGGCAAATAACCATCATAGTAGTGCGTGATACCTTGGAGGGAGAGTTCGTCTTCTTTCAGCACAACGACTATGAAGCAGGTGCTTACAAAAGCATACCCGCCAAAGAACACCCATACGGCAAAGATGCCTGCACAACAGAAGGCCGTTCTTTCAAGTGTTTCCCAGATGAGAAGTCAATGCTGGAAGCGTTTGCTAAATTGCTGAAAAAGCATGACCCCGACATCATCACGGGCTGGAATGTAGTCAATGCAGACTGCCAGCAGTTGTTCAAGCGTTTCAAGGCAAATGAAATTGACCCACGCTTCCTATCCCCCATGAACCGTGTGCGATACGACTTCGGGGATTGGGCGCAACCGATTGTTGGAATCAATGTCATTGACCTCATGGTTGGGTTCAAGAAGTTGTGGACTCTCAAGAACGGTCAGTTGCCTGCCATGTCTCTTGACGCTGTCTCGGAGTTCTGCCTCGGAGACCGCAAAGTTCCCCTCAAAGACGGGCATGACACCTACTACACGGATTTCGGGACATACCTTGATTACGCAAGGCAGGATGTAGACTTGCTTCCACGACTAAACGACCTTGTAGATGTTCTCGGTTATTTCACGGCCATTCAGCACATCGCAAAATGCGATATTCGCTCTACGGCTTTCATCACGCAGATTTTCAGCAATCTGTGTCTCATGGATGAAGACTTTAAGTTGAAGATACCGAGCAAGCCACAATTTGCTAAAGTGGATTATCAAGGAGCAGACATTATGACACCGCAGGCTGGTCTCTACAAGAATGTGGGCATTTTTGATGTGCGAGCGATGTATCACTCCAATGTGCAAAAATACGGCATTTGTTGGACGACGCTATCCGATAAGGGACATGACTGTGGAAACGGAACTCGCTTTGACCGTAGCAAGAAAGGTCTTCTCTGCCGACAGATGGACAAAATGACCGACCTGCGAAACCACTACAAGAAGTTGAAGTCCGAGGCTAAGACGGAAGAAGAAGTTCGCACTTACGATTCCCTTCAATACGCCACGAAGTCCCTCGTTGCGTCCATGTATGGCGTTGCTGGCGATGCCAAGTATGGGCTGTATCACCCAGAAATTGCCGCCGCTATCACCTACACTTCACGCCGGACTCTCGGTGAGTTGCGAGAAATCGCAGAAGAGTTGGGTTTTCCCGTCCGGTATGGACACACCGATTCAATCATGTGCGAAGTACCAAGCCCGGAGAAGGGTCTTGCGGCCTTGTCTATCATCAACGAAAGGATGGCTCCAATTATCACCGAATTTGAAAAGTGGTCAAAGTCCTTCTTCATACTCGCCAAGAATCGCTACTGTGGCCTTGTCTCTTGGACGGAAGGCGAATACCATAAACCGGAGCGATATGTCAAGGGCATTGAGTTGAAGCAATCCCGCTTGCCAGTCGCCATGAAGACGGCTATGGGCGAGGTCATTGACGGTATCTTGCAGGGTAAATCGCAAGAACACATTACCGATAGACTTACAGAGTCTATCGTTAATGTAGTTGAGAAAAGGGTTCCAGTCGCAGATTTGACCATCAAGGCTAAGTTGAAGGACAACCTGTCAAAATACAAGGTCTTGGGCGAGGCAAGGGCTGGTGCTAAATGGGCCAACGATAACCTCGGCAAAGGCTACGGAAAAGACGATTACTTTTTGTGTTCTTTAAATACTCATGGCGAATACATCGCATTTGACGACCCTACGGAAATCGCAGGCATCGCAGAGATAGGCTATGAACACATGGCTCGCAAGTTCATTTACGAAAAAGTCCTCCCGTACTACGAAGTAATGGGATGGGACTACATTCCGCTTGAGAATGCCCTTCGGGGGATAAAAGGAATATGGCTGTAGGCAGATTTATATGAAGATGAGGTAGTAGTGAGAGCATGAGTCCAAAAAGGAAGCCGACGATAAAAGAGTTAGAACAGATGATAAACGGGGTGCAGAGCAACCTAAACATTATGACCGAGCGCATAGACCAATTCCTCAACATGTTTGTTGCGGAGTTGGAGAAGCACAACACGATTATTTCAAAAATGCTTGAGGCGCAGGGTCTTATGCACAGCGAGGATTGCTCCGCCTGCAACGGAACTATCCGCACACCTATACTTGATGGGATAGACCTTGTAGACGATTGCCCGTATTGCGGAGTATCGTTGCGTGATGGAGAACAGACCACTTTGCCGATTGAGGAGGAGTAGCGGTGATTGACCCGAAGGCTTTGACGGCGGAGGAGTTGTCGTCAAAGGACTTTAGCAGTTATGACCCCAACGCAGAGGGGAAGTTGCTAAAGGTCTCCAAGTCTTCGTTCATCGCCTACGATTCCTGCCCCCGCAAGTATTGGTGGGAGAAGGTGCAGTTGCAAGACATTCGTCTTCCTGCGAATGAATACATGATTCACGGTAGCGAGGTTCACACGAACCTTGAGACCATCTACGACAATTGGGAAGGACAGTCTACACTTGCCCCCCTCATCCCCGCAGAACAGCACAACAAGAGCAACGATAACCTCGTATTCCTTGAGGAGTGCCGTATTGCAAAGTGGGGTCTTGAACACTTCATGCCCGTAGAATACGAAGAGTATAGGGCCGTGTGGGATGAGGAAAATCAATGCGTTTTGGTGGGTCTGATTGACGGCATCCTTGTTCACCCCGATGGGGGGCTGTGTATTTACGAATTGAAGACTGGCTCTTGGGGTTCTACTAAAATGAGCAAGACTCGCAAGGAGTTGTGCTACTACAAGAGGATGCTTGAGTTGATGGGCGAGACCCGACCGATTACGCATTTTGCTTACATAGCACCGGACGCAAGCAACGACAAGTATGTTGCAGAGTTGTGCGGTTGGAAAGACGACAGCGGGAGGTGGGACGAAGACCGTGTGGCTACCAGCAAGGCCGGATGGCTTGACTCAAACAGTAAGCGTGATGTTGCGATTGGTTCGGGAGGAGAGGGTCTTCTCATTATAGAGAAGGTCAATAAACGGAGCATTACATCTTTTGAAAAAGCCTTAACGCAAAGCGTGGCTGGAATCAAAACGCACGACTGGCCTATGAAGTGGAACGACTACTTCTGCCCTGCTTGGTGCGATTTCGCTATGTCTTGCGAGAGCGAGAACAACGGTATAGACAACCTATGGGGTGATGATGATTGGATGTAATTTGTGAAGAGTGCGATGCCAAAATGTCGGTGAGCGATGAGAAGGGGATGCCTCTCATTTTGCTAACGGGGGATATTGAATACGGTAGCGAGAGGATAGCCCATTGTCGGGTATGCGGCCACCGCCGGATTCTTAAAGACTAAGGGGGTTCCGACATCCATGCCCAAGCCAACGCCTATGCCCTTCCCTCGCCAAATCGGTTTGAAGAGGACTCGTTGTTATTCACAAGAGCAATTTGATGCCTACATCCAGCGTTTCAACGGGAAAACCGACATCTACACCAGCCTATATTCTTTCAGCGACCCCAACGATTACGACTCTGTCATAATTGACAGGGCATGGTGGGACTTTGACATGACCGACGAATACGACATGGAGCAGGTCAAGAATGATGTTGCTACGCTCATTCAGCGTCTCGGAGACTACGATGTGCAACTCGTCGCTACGGGGCGTGGCTTTCATGTGCATCAGCGTTTTAGTCGTCCTGTCGTCGGTCGTCAATGGGCCTTCCACCTTGACCGATATGAGAGGGCTATGGCGGAGGGTCTGGTCAGCCTTGACGGTGTCGGCTATCCAGAGAAATTGACACGCGTACCTCTGACATTCAATCGCAAGCGTGGTCGCTGGGCCGTTCCCCTTGATGCAAAGCGATTTGCCACCGAGGTTCACGACTTCACTATCCCTCATTGTCGTACACCCGATATGCTGGCTCTTGACCCCTTCCGTGGCAAGGTCAGCCATACTCTCTTTGACTTGGTTCTTTGGAACGCAAACAACCCATACGAAGAGGTAGAACCTCATTACGAGACTGTGATGGTCGGACGGCATGAGGGAGAGGCCAATCTTCCTCCCTGTCTCAACCGAGCCATCCGTGTCAGCAACCCTCCGCATCATGTTCGCGTGGCTCTTGTGCAAGAAATGGCTCGTCAATTACGGTGGTTCGCTGACCCACAGGATTTGCCACACAACGAAAAAATGGGTATCGCAGATACGATTTGTGAATACATTCAGGGTCTCGGATGGACTGACTATCACCCTGCGATTACCAAAAGATATGTCCGTGGGATGATGGATTACAAGAATGCGCCGTCTCCTTCTTGGTATCGCAAACACAATCTATGTTCTGGCGGGGGGTGCTGGTATTGCGATTAGACGAAGAAATACACGACATGCTGGTTCGTGCCGAAAGAGTGAGAGAGGCTTGGGTGGGCCAACTTCAAAATCTTGACAGAAGCGATAAGTCAATGGTCGCCTGTCATTTTCGCAACATCAACGCTCTTGCAGGTGTCATCAAGGGGCTACATTGGGTCTTAGGCAACGACGAAAACCCGCTATCTTAAATACCGTTTGCGATAAGAGGACATTGTGATATACGCCGACGATAGAGAGAACGAGAAATTGCTCCACAAATTGTTCATGGCTGGGGGCAATCGCAAGATAGACCCGAAAGGCGATGTCATGGTAAAGAGACTGCCTCATGGAGACTATCAAATCGGTGAGTGGTTGATTGAAGCAAAGGAAATCAATGACCTCTACCGGAGCATACTTGGGATTGGGAGAAATGGAAGGACAATCAACCACCAACTTGCTGAAATGTGTGAAGTCTGCGAAGAACCATTTTTGGCTATCTACGGAACCCAACTCAAACCATACTTCAAGGGACGAAAACCCAAAGCGGCTGAAATGTCAAGGGAAATAGCACGAATGCACCGAGTTATCAAGTCCTTCAAAATGACTGTCTATTCGCACTTCCCCAAATTGCGAGTGATTGAATTTGCAACGATGGATGATTTCGTAGAGTGGCTCAATGTTGCTCATTTGAAGAAGCAGATTGGTAAGACGCTGACCGTTCCTCGCAGAACTAAACACCTGCCTACAGACCCACGATTATTGGCCCTCATGGGAGTCCAAGGAATCACGGAAGAAATAGCAGAGTCTCTGCTCAAACAATACGGAAGCATACCGAATTTGCTAAAGACAAAGGTTCGCATCAAGGACTTGATGAAAATACGAGGCATCGGAAGAATAACTGCAAGACGCATCAAGAGTCTGCGTCAAGAGTGGACAGATTGATAAATCAATTCAAGAATCTCCTAAATGGGTCGGGGGAGGTATCATCTCCTCCTCTTCGGTGTGTTGGTTCGGCTCCACTTCAGCCTCCTCCGACCCACTATCCGCCATACGGTCGCACCGAAGAAGGCGTAGAAAAGCAACTCAAGGGCTACAAGTCCTGCCAAAACATAGATAGGCAGGCCATCAAACCACATTTATTCACCTCAATATGGAATAAATGCCTTGCTTTGCCCGTCTTGGGGGATGTTGTAGCGGCGGAGTCTGACTTCTAAGTTGTGTATTGTCAAGGTCTGATACCCCGCCGCATCGTTGCCTTGTGCTGGCTTGCGCTCTACGGTGATTTTAAGGGTGTTATTGGGCGTTTCTGCACCGTTGAGGTGGGTAGATGGCACAATGACAAAGTTCTGCCTTGCAGACCCCTTAGAAACGATTTTTGTTGTAGTAATCGTAGCCCCCGTTTCAACACATTCAATCGTTGTAGTGATTTCTGCGTTGCCACCTCCGGTTATGTCTTCAAGGGTGGTGCTTGCTATGACGCTTACAAAGCCTGTGCTTGTGTCGTTGGGAACCCTTGCGTTAATTGTGTGCGAATGCCTCTCCCCTTGCACTCCCACTTCGGGGTCGCTGATTCCTGCAAGCGAAAAGCCGTCGCTGGTTGCGATTGCCGCACCTTCACTCGTAGTCGTTGACCCTTCTATTCCATCAATCGCTCTGTCAAATGAAGACGAAACCCCCGTGTTCGCAGAACCAAGAACTCCCCAAGTGCTACCAGAGGAACCAGTATCGCTTCTAAAGTTGGCCTTACCTCTCATCAGACGATGAACAGCGTTGCTCATTTGGTTAGGCCCGAAATTTGAATTTTGCAAAGCAACGGTTGAAGGGTCTCCATCCAATGTAGCGGCGTTTAGCAGATGCGGGACAGTTGCTACATCGCCACCAAGACTGCCTGCTGTTTCTGGCGTAGAGGGGGCGTATGGGCCTGTAGGTGAGGGAGGACGGGGCTTTGGTTTTGGTTTGTCTCCCTCTACTGGCGGTCTGCGAAGTGCCGCAACCAAGTTGTAAGCGTAATGGTCTTCTATTTTCTCAAGGCCAAGTTGCACTTTCTCTACATCTCTTGCGTTTTGAGACCAACGAACATCCTTGATAACGAGGCTCTGGCTTGTCATATCAATCAAAGCATCGGTGTAGGTGATTGTCGTTGCTGGAACCCATTTGACATCCCTCACAATATGAAGGCGGGGGGCATAGTAAGCGGCTCGCTCATCTGCAATACCGCCCATATCTGGGTATCGGCGCATACCCATCGGGAAAGCACCGCCACCAGAAGAAGTGCCTTTGCTTAGAGTGATACCGTAGGAGGACGGTAGATTTAATCCAGTATCGCCGCCTCTTAGACGAACTACATCACGCAAATAATCAAGATTTACAGAAAATGTGATACGCTCCTGTGTGGAACTGTAGGACGATGGGACTTGTATAGAAACAAATCCGTTGCTGTCCAATACGACGCTTGTTGTAGCGTGTTTTGTTAGAACATCAAGTGTTGGAGGTGTAAATGCAGGCCCAGAACCAACAGTCTCGTTGAAGTCAAAGTCGCACAAATGCAATTTGAAAGTAGTGTCTGCATAACTTGATGCTCCTGTGATTGTCTCAATAAACATTCGCAATTCATTTCCAGAGGTTGCGCTAACAAAAGGACAGCCATTCTGCACATAGGCTACTTGTATTGCATGGGATAGACTATTTGTTCCGTAGAAATGGTATCGTGTTCCGTTTGCATTTACATTTGCGTTTCCAAAATGAAGTATAGTGGTTTGGCTTGCAAGAGTCGTGCCATCATAATACACCGATAGGGTATGCACACCCGAACCAATTGTGCAAGGAAGTTGATACCAGCCTGCGCTTGTGATTGCTACACGCGTTCCACCATTTCCATCAAGTCTAAATTCGGCGGTATTTGGGTCTATGGACACACCTGCATCCCTAATAATTAACTGTGCAGTCTTTGTGTAATAGGCAATAGTACCGCTACCAGAAGTCTTTGCGACTTTACTTGGAGTAAAACCAAAAGTTGCAGGAAATGATTCATCTTGTAGTTGTGCATAGGGTTCACCTGCACCAAGAGTAGCGTCTCCACTTGAAGTAGTAGCCCCACTATCAAGTGCATTTTGAATGCCACAAAAGGGATGACCACCAAGACGATTTGACCACCACGATAGGCTTTGGGAGTCATTATGGTATGCTTTTCTAAAAGTATCAGCAACATATCCAAAACGACCGTCTCCAACCATTCTGTTAATACCGTCTCTAAATGGTTCTGCTTTTATACTGACACGGGGAGTTGATTCACGATGAAACGCTTGTTTTGCTAAATCAAGTGCTTCTGATTGATTAAACAAATCTGGATGATTTAGAACTCTCCAACGAACATCTTTTGGAATTGTTGTTGGGTGGTCTACAAATGATGCGTTTCCATTGTAATACACACGAACATTGGTAATTTTAGAACCTGTTTGTGTAGAAAGATTTGAAGTGAATAAGTTGCTGCGACTAAGCGTAATATTTGTATCTAATGAATCCCTGAACTCCATGCGATTGTCTCTGCCCATCAACCACGATAAAGATTTGATAGCACCGCCAATTCCGCTTCCATCCTTCTCTTGCATCGTTGAAAGAATTGTTTGAATTGTCTGCCCTCTTGCATCTAACATGCTACCGAAACTATCACCATTGTTGGTGTTTTGATATGGAACATTGTTAATGTCGCTAATGCAAGGCAAAGTAGAATCCGTAGCCCAAGTATCTGCTAAATTTAAATTTTGGAAGACACGAACTTTGTCTTGCGAAAAGAAAGTTCCTTGTGCTGGACTTTTGACTGTTCCTTCCATATTCAAAATCAGACGCATACCATAAAGAGCCGCAGTTGTGTTGTAAATACGGACTTTGTCAAATGCACCATCCACTTCATCTGCTTCTGTAGCGGCAAATTCATTAGTCTCAATGACAACTTGTGAATTTGTTGAACCTGCTGTAATGTCTGCTGTTAGTTGGTCTACAGCGTTTTTAGGGTCAGTAATCACTTCATATTCGGTAATGAAGACATTGTTAAGGAACTCCAATTCTTGACCAGAAGAATGCGTTTCAGAACCTTTGCCATTCCAATAGTAGTAATATGCAATTTTTTCGCTGTCTCTGTTTGAGCCACCTTCTGCGATGATAACCCCGTAGCCTGTAGTATCAAATTGAGTAGCGTCTTCCAAGTAAATTTTGCTATCTCCTATTGCGATTGGTGCTTTTAACGAAGTTCCATCATTGATAAAGAAAAGAGAATTGGGATGATGTGGAAAAATGGATTCATCATGACTATTTTTGTAGGAACAAGTTGCTTCTTTCCAATAATTGTCAATCAAATATGGGAATCCAAATGAAGGAGTCTCAAAGTCTCCAAAGTCTACAATTCCTCCCGAATCATAACCGCTACGCCCTCCACATGCAAGAGTATTCAAATTCCAAAATCGGCTAACATCTACTACAACAAAGGAGCCTGCCTTTGTTTCCCAATTTCGCAAATGTGTTGCAAAAGGTTCTTCATTTGAACCTCCCGTAAGAGCAGACCATTTTCCGCCAGAATAAGGCTCAACATCAGCATCAAATGACCAAATATCTGCATCTTCTCCAATCTTTAATTCTGCGAATACATCTGGATTTCCCATCTGGTCTACTTGGTCAGCAAAAGTGAGGTTGAGTTGGTAATTTTCATTTGTTGGAAGCATAAGACCAAAGTCATTCTGACGAAAGCCTCCATCTGCATTTGCTGTTCCATCATTTCGCATATCGGCCCAACCAACAAAACAATGCTTATACCCGTTGCTTTCATCAACTTGTCGTAAATTGTAAATCGTATGTTCTGGTTTCCATGTTCTTTTCAATCCTTTAACACCGCTGATTGTGCAACCGCCAGAATATATTCTTTTTCCTGTTCTATTTGCTCCACCATCAGCAAAAGCAGAACTGGCAATCGTCGTTGCAACTATTTGGTCTGGGTCATTATTGACACGCCCTCCACCATCAGACCATCCTCCATCATTCAATGCTCTTGCTTGCAAAAACGCATAGCCATCACGGGTTCCTCTAAAACCTGTAATTTTTCTTGTTTTGTAGGTTTTTGAAGTAGGTATTGCTGTGATTGTATGAATGCCATCAAGGTCGGGGAAACCAAAGCCTTCATGCACAATCATTTGACCAAGTTCAAAACCATGATTTCCAGCCAACTCAAATCTTTTATTGGATGTGTCCCATGTAAAAGAAGAAGGAGTTGTAATAGCAGATGGATTAGAAATCGCATTTGCAATAACAAATTGCGTTTCTCCTGTTTGCGTATCTATCAAATCAACAATAAATTCTTTGATGCCTCGCGATTTTATGGAGTACCACATTCCCGGTTCGTCAAATGAAATAGTAGTATCTCCTGCATCAACAGATGATGCAAGACCTGTCCAGTTGTTTGAGCCATCTGAATTTATCCATGATAGACGAGCCGCTTGTGTTGCATTTAGAGGATGTTGCAAAGCAGACCCTTTGCCTGCTCTGTAAAATGGCTCTGGATGAATAACGCCAAAGCGAGCCTTGAACCATGTAGATTGAGGTAAGTCTCGCATCCAGCGAGCATGTGCTACACGAAATTGCACACGGTCATATTCTGTTTGATTTGGAGGGTTGGAAAATCCATGTCGGACAATCGCAGGATTTTTGGGAGGAGTGTTTGTTGCTCCATTCCATGTTGAATAGTTGTAAGCAGAAATAACAGGAGTAGCAACTGATATATTAGAAATGGTATCAATGTGAAATGTAGTTGTTGTAGGAACTGCTTGGACTACTACTTCAAGTAATTGATGATTATTGGGTGATTGACCTTGGTTTGTATCAAGAATTAAACTTATCGTGTCTCCAATTGATAGACCATGTGCAGAACTACTGGTAAGTTGCCATCTTTTACCTCCTTTGTCATTTCCAATAAAGGTGCTATTTCCTGCGCTTGGGCAAGTAAAAATGCGCCCATCTGTTGTCGCCGCTGAAGAATCTGTTATTCGCAAAACCACAAGGTCTTTTCCTTGGCTTGCTGTTCTTCCTGCTGTATATTCATAACGAATTGTTGCAATAGGATAGTCTCCATCGTAAGCAGTCCCTACTAATTTTATAGTGTCTCCAACAGCATAACCACGATAAGCAGAACCACTTTGAGTGCTTACACCATCATAAGCGATGTAAATATCCCGTGTTCCTGATAGGCTACGAATATAAAGAATATCTTCAATTTCTACATTTGTTGATGCTCTAAAGCCCATCCATTGATTTTCAACATCATTTGGGCCATTTTCATCTTCGTTGATATACATTTGAATCAAAGAAGAAGAAAATAAAGATTGACGACCTCCCAATATATTGCTATATCTTGAGTGTTCTTCTTGGTCATTTCTTGTAAATCCTAAACTGTTTTGTTTGTATTTCATGTGTCCAATACCAAATAGCAACAAATTGCTAATTGCTGTTGTTTCATGGCTTTTTTTATCAATAGTAGCGGCCATTGAAATATGATTGTTCAAAGAAAAAAAAGCATTTTGACCAAGTTCCCAAATTGGAAGTGTTCTTCCAAGCACACCAAAAGAGTCTCTTGCTCTTATTTTTGTTGATATTGTTCTTGCAACAGTATTTTGTGCATGTTCTACACTTTCAATATGTCCTGTCCAAATTGGGCGGTCTTCCCCCGATTCAAACATTAGCAAACGCCATTCTGTTGAATCAGAACCAGTTGTTAGGGGAGCAAGAGTAAAATTATTTTCGTCATCTAAAACCGTTATTTCAGCAGAAGACACTTGATTTGCACCATAATTTATGTTAAAAGATTGCACAGGAGGAAGAATCAAGTGGTTTCCATCAAATTTGTTAGTAAGGGGTAAAGCAACTCCTACACGGTCAAGAAGGGTTGATACGCACACATAGTCATCAGAACCATGCGCCCAAGTTAAATCCAATGACCAACCTATTGCCGTAGGCATGTTGTGTCCTGAAATATTTATTGAGCCTTGAGCGAATTGAGTTGTGCTACCATTTGCATAAGCCTTCCATTGATTTGTTGTAAAATCTGGAACAACCTCAATATCAGCCCAATTAGCAGTCTCGGATGGTTGTTCTGCCGGGTCTCCTGCAACAAATCGTGGAAATGCTCCCCCAAGACCAAGATTTGCAAGTGTAAAATTCACACTAATAAGTGCTTGCGTATCAGCAAAATCGTTTGTGCTTTTGTTGTAAGTTGTTGTTCCTTTGTAGCCAATTTTCAAAGTATAGGTCAATGTTGTGTTTGTAATCGCATGAACATTGATTCGCAAATGAAATGATTCTCCTATACCCTTCAAACGAAGTGGGCCATCATAAGAAATTAAACGATTTGTTGCTGTTGTTGTGCTTGCAGACGAATGACCATTCCCACGCTCAACAAACAAATTGTGAATAAGAAATGGCATTTTAGAAGGAGACTTTACTTCATGTAGGTATTCAGCAGGGGATGTAGCAGAAGCCACAAGAGTTGGCTTTTCTCCTGTATATACGCTTGCGATTGAACAAGTTGTCATTGTTTTATCTGGCGTATCGTGATTGGGTTTAGCAGAAGTTCTTGCATTTCCTTTTTGGTAGTAGGAAATAGGGTTGCCTGCGGCTTTGTGGATATTTGCACTTGTAGTAAGGTCTCTTTCATCGTATTTACTGGTGGGAGCAGAACCATAACTAAAATCCATTTCGCCAAGAGGAACAAAGTATTGTCCTTGCGAATCATGACCATTACGAAAAGCAAGGTACGAATCACCAGAAGCCCCATTGTATTTTTGTCTATTTCCTGCAAAGGAAATTGGATATTGCAAAATTGCTCTTGAGTTGTAAAGTTCACTTTCTACTTCTACAATGTTTCTTGATAACCAACTTGCATAGCCATCATTGTGAGCCAATTTGTTTTCTGCTGTTGAGGTGTATCTTGAGTCGGCACTAATTTGTGGGTCATCATCATGATAACCGCCAGTTCTTACACGATTTGGAAATGAGTTGCGAAACCTTGGATTAAGACGAGCAACTCCACCCAAGGCAGAACCAAAATGTGAAATCGTATGGTCAAGAGTTCGGTATGAGGGCAGGTTAGCATCGTCAGCAGTTGCTCTTGCTGAATTAAAATCATCGTAGTAGCCCGAAAGCCAGAAGTTGTATTCTGTATTTACTGTCTTCGTCATAGCCCTATCCCCTGCGCTCTCAACTCATCTAATACTCCGCTTGTGATACGACTCACCATTTCTTCGGTATTGTAGCCATTGAAAACATTGGTCTGCACAATTTCTGTCTTATGTAGCAGGCTTTCAACGCCACCTTGCACAACTTGTCTGTAAATTGCACCTGTGAAATTTTGTCTTTGTCCAAAGAATAACTCTTCTCTTGCATTCGCAAATGTTTCTTGGTCTTGCGTAAGTGAGTTATACAGACGCTTTTCACCCTCAATAAGAGCCGTGTTCGTATCGTCTTGCACCTTAAGAAGATTTTCGTAATAATTTTGTGTGAACTCCATTGACATATTAGAAATACCTTCACCTGCCGCTTCATATTCTGCGATAAATGCTTCTGCCGCCGCCTTTCCTTCTGCGCCTTTACCAAATCCTTTTACAAATGCTTCTCCATTTTCAAATCCTCTTACTGAAAACATTCTATCATCATCGCTAACAAATAAACGACCAAGCATAGAGCCTTTAAAACCTGTTTGTGGATTTGCCGTTGTTAATGCAAGGTCGCTGTAATTATTTACCATTTCAATAGCACTTCTGCTAACAATTTCTTGTGCTTGGTCAATCGCAAGAACTTGTTGTTCTACATTTTGTAATTCATCAAGACTTTGCTGTAGACCTGCGGCTAATTCTGTATCACCAAGAGCAGTTGCGTTTGCAATATCCTCTGTTAAAGCGGTAATTCTAACCCCTAAATCAGCAAGAACAGTATCGGTTAGTTCTGCATTCTGTTTAAGGTCATTAAAAGTAGCATCATTAAACAAACCTTCTGATACTGCTTCTTTACCAGCCGCACCCGACAAATCACTTAGAAGAGTCTGTGTAGTATTCAAAGAGTCATTTAATTTTTCAATATCCAACATATCGCTACGAAATTTATCACCAAGCAGATTGTCAAATATGAGGAATCCTCCAATAGCCGCAATCGCAAGTAGACCACCTGTAAGAACACTTAAAGATGCAGTAGCGGCAACAGAAGCACCTGTAAGAGTGTGAAGTGCGCCCACACCAGACACAATAGCAGGAACAAAGGAAGTTAGCATAACTAAAGACACACCATACATCATGGCTGACATTTGTTTGCTATCATCAACAATCATCGGAAGAATGATAGTCGTAGCCATAGCCGTTGTATTAACTGCTTTCAAGGCATTTTCTTTAGTCATTAGGGCCAAAGCAGTTGCTTTTATTTGCGCTCCAAAAGTCATTTCAGATGCTCCCGAAGCCTTCATTTGTGCTTGGTATGCTTTTTCCGCACCGAGAATCTCTTGGATTCGGATTCGTTTTTCTGCAAGAGTCTGTATTTCTCCTTGAGCAACAGCGATTCGTTCTCTAATTTCATCTGTTCCAAGACCCTTTGCAATACGCTCGGCTTCTTCTAAAGTCAAAGCCGCTATAATGTCTTGCTGTTCTCGCTGACGCATAGCATGGTCAGCATTTTGGTTAATCAATTTTTCTTTGACTTCTGCATCAAGGGATTGATATAGCACAACTTCTTGTTGCATAAGACCAGATTGTGTCTGTAGCAATTCATTGTAAGAGTTCTGCGTCTCAACTTGTTTGTAGATGCTTTCAATACTACGCTTTTCCATAATCATACGGCCTTCTTTTTGAGCCGTAGTGATTTGCATTGTTTTTTGCTCACGCTTCATTTGAGCAACGGCTTGAGCAACTGCTGACCTTTGACTTTGACGAGCCGCAGTATTTTGAGCAAGAGCATTTTGGTTTCTTGTAAGAAGCGCATTTTCTTTTTTGATTGCATTACGACCTGCTTTAGCAAGGTCAAGTTCTTTTAGCCGAGCATGATTGTTTGCAATCTTTCTTTCTATCCTTCTTTTTTCTACATTAAGGTCAGCCAATTTAGCAGATTGTTCTTTGCGAAATAGACCTGCAAGTGTGATGCGGGATTGTTGTTCCCGATTCATAAGAGCAAGACGATGTTCTCCTGTAGAAACCAATTTCTTTTCAAATCCAACTTGTAAATTTGCTACTAAATTTGCTTCTGCATAACTTCGTACACGCTCTTGAATATCGGCTTGTCCTTTTGCTTGCACAGCATTAAGAGTTCGGAATGCAACAACAAGATTTCCGATTTGGAACAAAATATCAGAAACAGGACGAACCATTTTATCATAGGTCTGTCCAAGGAACATAACCTTGCCTACCAAGTCCTGAATTGCATCAGACTTAAGAGCATATCCAGCCATTTTGAGGAATTGTTCTTCTGCCAAAAAAGCCTGCATATAGGCTCCTGTAAGGTCTTCTCCTATCTTGGCTCTCATATTTTCAATAGTAGCCTCCATTTGTTTTGCAGTAAAAACCGCTGATTCTGTTTTGTACCCAAATTCTTCAATGGCTCCATACTCTGCACGAAACGCCGCAGTTGAAAGTTCTGCAAGACGAACTCGGTTTTCCATAATTTTAAGGAACTTGATGTAGTGGCGAGAACCTGCGATATTGACAGCCAAGGCTCGTTTTTCTTCAGAAGTCATAGCATCATAGGCAGGAGTCAATTTTGTGATAACATCCGATAATTTGAGTTGGGCAACTCCTTGTGCATCAAGACCGGGAATAAGTTCTGCAATAGCCTTTGTAGCCTCGTTATTTGCATTTCCAAGACGCTGATAAATCATTCGCAAACCTGTTCCGGCCCTGCTTACTTCTTCACCTGTTTCAAGCAGAAGTGCTGACATAGCGGCCATATCACCAATACTTTCACCAGCGATATTTGCTTGACTTGCAAATTGGTTGAGAACAAAGGTAATGTCTTCCATGATAGCCACAGAAGAGTTCTCAATTGTATTCAACTGATTAAGAGTGTGGATAGACGATTGACGAACAATGTTGGCCTGTTCTTCGGCTTCCAAAGCCTCATATTGAGCCTTAGTAAGACCGCCATACATAAATTGAGTCTGCTGTGCTAAGTTGATAAAACGGTTCATACCCATTTCTGTTTCCATTTCACCAACTTGTGCAAGCAAAAGACCTTGACGGGTAGCCTCAATAATTGCTTCTTGCGATTTCAATACTCCTTTTAATTGAGAAGTTCTTGCCGCCGCCGCAAGTGCTTCTGCTCCTGTAAAAGCAAAAGCCTCACCCATTTCTCTTGCCGATTGAGCAAAGCCCATATATGCTGTATCATCCGAATAAAATTTGCGAACACGAACTAATTGCTGTTCAAATTCAAAAAAGGATTCAACAACTTGATTTACAGCACCAGCAACAAAGTTGCTCATTTCTGTAAATCCATCTTGGACAGCACCGAGGGCATCAAGAATAATTGCTTGTTGAACCGTCATAGCGGCCTTGCTGTCAGCAAGAAGACGAGTAGATTGAAGACGACCTACGACATCAAAAAAGACTCTTGCCGCACCTGTCTTTGCCATTATTCACCAACCCAATTGTCTAACATTGAACCCATTTTTTCTGATGATATGGTGGCTCTTTTTTGGTCTCTCCTTGCGACTGCTCGTTTTGCTTTACTTGATGATTTAGCCTGTTCTGTTTGTTCATTGATACGCTCTGCAATTTCACTTGCAACTGCAAGGTCAAATTCCAACTTATGAAATCCACCAGCGCAGTCGTATTTTTCGTATAAATCGCTTGGCATCACTCCTTTAAACGCTGAACATAGGCTTGGCGCAACTTGCGATATTACTCCAAAGGGACTGCACCCTCCAAATCATCCCCACGGATAAAATTAAGAATACGCATTATTTCTTCGGATGTTAGCAAATTTACATCAATATCTGCATCAAGCACACATTTTGGAAGCCACGCTTGGATTTGGTCTTCAAGACCTCCACCTGCTTCATCAAGTAGCGTAGCAAATTCTTCTTGCTGTTCATCTGTCCATTCAGCGGGGTCTGTGCCAAAATGACGACACTTTCGCAAGGTCATGGCTTGAACTTTCTCAATTTTGAGTTTGTCCATTCCCGATGCTTGACGCACCATAATTGTTTTTCCGTTGTCTAATTCAATTTCTTTCTTCAATACTGGCATTGTATTCACTTCTCTTTTCTTCTTTTCTATCCATTGATAATGAGCGACTGCTTATGCTCATCATGGAAAATCACCTCAAGGCGTATCATCATAAGTAATGACAGCAATAAAATTGTTTCCAACTGCCATTTTTGCAATAGAAATATGGAGCAATATATCTGATGCTCCAAGTGTCCTAAGCGTTGCTTGGATTTGCGAATGAATTGTTAGTTGTGTGCCATAGCAGACTTTGGTTGACAAAGTTGCTGGGTTGCCTATTGGGTGAGCCATTTAGACCACCTCAAGCATCATAGTTGGCTTGTCCGTCTGTAGATTTTGCAGTTATTTTGACCATATTGTTGGCTTCGCCTAAATCATAAAGACCGTGGAAAGAAACAGACATAGTCTGTGAATCACGACCTGATACCGAGGTTTCGGGCATTTCGTAAATCAATTTCGCAAAGTCAAAACGAATAAAGTGGTTTGAATCAACTTCAAACAAAACCGACAATGCAGGAGTAGTAGAAGAAGGATTAACGACATTTGCTGTTCCGGGTCTTAATTCATCAAAGAACACTTCATTGTCTGCCACATCGGATGTAAGCAAAGCCTTGTGAAAAGTAATACTACCGGACACTTCACGCATGGTGCTGGGAGGTGGACGAACACAAGTGTCTTCCGAGAGATTGTAGGAGTTATCTACATCTCGGTTAGTCTTGATTTCAAAGTCAATGCTCTGCACAAGGTTAGAGTGAGCAGAAGTAGAGGCGGCGGCTTCAAATCGCACAAATGCCTTATGGAAGTGTGCGGCATCGCCTGTGTAAGAAGGCACAGCCGTACCGAGGGTTGCAGTAGCACTACTTTGCTTTTGACCTACTGTATTAACAGTCATCATAGCATATTCGCCAATGCTTGAAGACACAGAAATACTTTCAATAACTTGACCGGGGAAAATGTGTTCTTTGTCGTCTCGCCCAACACGGAAAGTGTAAGAAGGCAATTGTGCAGTTGAATTTACAAGATTTTCAGTAAAAGTACGCGTATCGGAAGCCGAACCGCCGGGAGCATCTTCGCCCATAATACCGTGAAGTAGCATCAAAGTAAAATCATCTGGCTGTAGAGCCATAGTAATGCTACCTTCTGAATACAGTCTGCTAATGACTGCTTTTGCAGAACCATAATAGTTCATGTCTTCTCTTTTCAAGACATCGTAAATTTGTTGGAAACCTTCGCTTTCAACTTCGCCAACGGCTTCTGCCGCAACTGCGCTACCAAAACTTGATTCTTTACCCACACTCACATATCGTGTGTGATTGCCGCTTACGCCCATGCCTTACACATGGAATATACCACTTAAAAAGATTGCTCACACTTCTCGCAGAAACATCCGAATCTTTTTCATATAAGTTAATGTTAGAGTGTGAATGCAAATAACTTCGTCATCATCCATTTTGCTATCCAACTGTGCAGTATAAGAAATGATAGAATCCACACCATCTTGTAGACCTGTCTGGGTGTAAAGTTCATCAAAGACCTCACCCATAATTGAAAGGCCAAGGCGATAGGCATTTTTGTAATCTGTTCCTCTGGTGGTAATGTAGACAATGATATTGTACCTTTGGTCTGTTCTGGTTCCAGCGAGTGTCAAAAAGTCTGGTGATTCTGTTCTTTGTGTAAGAACATGAACAGAAGGCGGAGCCACGCGATTTATCATCGCTCTTGATGACAAGTCGTAGCCATAGACTATTCCTCCTTCTCCTACATGGTTTTTCAAATGAAAACGGTTGCTTTGTTTTAATGTCTCTACAATACCAAATCCTGTTCTCATTAGACTGTTTGTAGTAAAGTCTGACATATTCATTTCATCGGGAGAAAATGCCCCAAAGTCGGTGTAGTAGATTGCATACCAATCTACAGAGCCAGAAGAGTTCCCAAAGTATGCTCCTTGAGCAGTAGATGAAGAACCAGTTGTAGTCAAGTAATGTTGAACTGCATCGTCATCATCAATAATTTCTTTCATGTAAAGATTAGCAACTCCGGTATTTGCAAGACTCAATCGCAAAAGACAGGGAACTGGTTTTTCTTCTGCAAGAACAAGGTCAAGTTCTACAGTTGTTTGTGTTGATACTCCAACTAATTTTAGTTTGTTTGCATCATTTGATGCCTTGACTTCTACACGATGAGTGCCATTGTCAAGAGCCATAAGAACTTCATTTTCATTTGGAGCAGAGTTGTAGCCAATTGCACAAATTAAAGTCATTTCTGTGTTTGTTGTGCTATACTTCCATTGTTGGTCAGTTATTCTCCAAGCCTTACCACTAACAGAACCACCAGAACCAGAAGTCAAAGTCCAAGGAGTATTGTTTCTACCATTTGGGTTTGCTGGGTCATTACCCGAAAGACGGGACACCCAAAATTCGTTTGATTTTGCGATTGCCATATTATCATCCTCTGTAGCCTAAAGTCGTCGTAAAACCATATTGATTTCCCATACTTTCCATGTGCATTTTTATGTCTTGTTTGAAATTTGTCATGACATAATCTTCTATGTAGAGCATATAATCGTAAAAACCAAGACCGGGATGCTCACCTCTTTTTACCATTCCATGTGTATTGAAGATTTCTCTACCAGTCTTTCTTTTGAAATTTCTTGATGACTTAACAAATGTAGGCAAATTATCTGGATAATTAAATTCTTGAAAACCAGTTGCAACTATTTGCGAAAGAAACCCAGATGGCCTACTTCTACTTCTTACACCAAATTTAGCGTCTCGTAAATTTTTTCCTGTGTGAATACGAATGAATGTGCTTCCTTCTGGTTCTTGAACCTTCAAAGCCCTACCAACACGATTATAAATGTTGTCTGCTTCTCTTTTATCGCCCATCTGTCCTGCCATTTCCTTGAGACCTTCTTTTGCTTCTGATACTGCTTGACGACATAGTTCAAGCAAAATATCTTTTACGAATCTATCTCCATCAATACCAACACGATTTAGAGCGCGCTTGAAATTTTCTGCATCCCAATCAATCCTAAATTGCGATTGAATAGCACCATAAGAAGAAGGTCGGTCTCTTTTGTAATTAGAAATGCCATCTCCAAAGGTCATATTACCTACCCGACGAGGGCCACCTCTTTGTCCTACTTGTCGTGGCCCACCTGCACCATAACGGAGCATCCCCCTTACTGCGCCCATATCAAGCCTTCCCAAGATGTGCAAGAACAATCAGACAATGTTTTCCTCTTTCAAAAAAGTCGCTACCTCGCAAATCGCCATTTTGTTGCATTGTTGCTTCATCCATCAAATAAAAACCAGATGCCATATCAGCACATATTTCTCTAACAACATGAGCAAGTTCGCCTTGTTGCACAGTTTTACCTGTGCTATGACTAAAAGAAATACCTGTGCATCCTGTCAAATCATTAGATGATTTACCAGTCCAAGAAAAAGAATCACCATTTATGTTTCCGCTACCAGCAGTTGCAAATGAGGAAGCATCAGCGAGTGTAATAGTAGTTGCCCCAACAGCCACAGCACCATTCAAAGTTGATTCATAAACCCCTCTACTTGGTTCATCACGACCATAGTCAAGAAAAGTCTGGTCAATAAAAATAGCGGCTCTGCGAATGCAGTTGTCTAAACGGCTTTGCGCTCTTGTTCTTTGTGCGCTATCCAGTCCTATACGAGAACCAACATCAGCAAGACTACAATAATAATTACTCATTCTTGACACTCTCCTTCAATTTTTCAATGAGGAGAGCCTTTGTTCCTTCTGCATCAACGCCATGTTCAATGCAAAGTTGAGCCAATTCATCTTTCTTCATACGCTTCATAGCAGAAACGCTGGGAAGACTTTTGGCTTCTTCAACAACCTCTTCAATGGAAGTCGCAAGTTCAATGGCTTCATCAAGACTGATTTCGCCATCTGCAATTGCTTTCTTCCATTTATCACTCATTTTTGAAAGGACTTTAATTCCATATCCAACTACAAAAATCGCAAGACCCATTCCAACTAATTCATCCATTTTTTTCACCTTCTTTGTATTCAATAGATACCGCCTTTGAAAGTGGCACTACCGAAAAATGATGTAATTCACCGTCTCTAAATAGACGGTAGCCATGTGGTGTCTCTTCAATGTTCACATTGACATAGCAACGCTCTGGGGGAATATAGACTATTTTTCCTTTTCTTTTCATACTTAACTCTCCATAAATGCCTTTATTTGGTCTGAAGTCCATTGAGGAAGGTCATCATACCAGCATGATTGCTTGATGCGGTATATGCCTTTGCTTACAATAAAACATGAGTCTTCAACTAAGTGCGACCAATCATGGTCAGGGAATCGCTCTGCCATTTTTTCGTGTAGCATCATGATATTGCATCTCCTAATCTTGTAATTGTAATACTACTTCTATTGTCATTAAATGCGATAATGTTTGAATTTTGTCCATTGGAACGCAGAGAAAAGAAAATACTTGTATCACTTCCTCCATTTGGTATTTCGTAAATGACTGTATGAGTCAGTTTTTTGTTCCCCACACCATTGTTAAGAACCTGTATTCTATCAGTTCCTAACTGGCCTGTGCTTGAGGCATCGGTGCTAATAACAGCCCACATATCACGGGATTGTGTAGATGTTGCAGGAAAGAACTCTACTTGGAAAACGATTTGATAGATGCCACCCTTGGTCAATACAACATGGTCATTGGTGTCATTGACAAGCGTTATTGCTGGATGTGCGCCAGTAGTTGATTCACCCCAATTGGTTGTATTGGCAATATCTAAAACCGTATAAGCACCGCTAACAACATAATTTGCGGCGTTGCCTGATAGGTTTTTCAAAAAAAGTCTCATGTGCTGTAATGCTGGTGTATTGGTAGCACCCGATTCTATGCCATCTAATTTGGTTTTATCGGCACTTGACATAGACCCAGCGGCACTTGTTGTAGCGGCACTTATTCCAATTGACACATCGCCAGAAGCACCACCGCCGGTTATTGGTGCTGATACATTTACAGCCGTTATATCACCACTACCTCCTCCACCCCCACCAGCAACCTCACTTGACCCATGATACAATTTATTGCTATCGCTACTGTTAAGCCAAAGTGTGTTAGCGGCTACTCCACCCGGATTTGAACTAACAGGCGTTAATTCAAGACCTGTAGGGTCAATCAAACCGCTTACATCTAATTTACCATCAATCGCAAAAACATTTGTTGAGTTGTTAAATGTAAGTCGTGAAGAAGTAGTAAGTGCATTTCCATCGCCACCAAAAGGAATTTGATATTGAGTAATGTCTGAAAGACCTGTTCCTCCATTTGCAACACCAATCACTTCTCCTTCTTTGGGATGATAAATACCATCAGCAATAGGAAAAAAGCCCCAAGTTCCTTTGATAGTAGGACGATTGATTAAATGAATCGCACAAGCCCCTGCGCCTTTCAAAGATGCTCCTACGCCTATAGTAAGATTGGTCAAATAAAGACGGCTATTTGCATTTAATTTAGCCCATGCACCGGCTCCATCTGCTGTTGCAACAATTGACATTCTGCGAAAAGTAAAATCGCATTTTTGATAATCTGCAAGGTTAGAAGTTGGAATTAAAAAGCCAGATGATTTACCTTGAAATGTCCAAGTTGCATGTCCTCCATCAAAGGCAGAAAGACCGCCAGCATCAATCGTAAGTTGCGAACTTGATGAATCAATAATAAAATTTTTCAATTTATCGTTATCTGTAGGAATTGGTGATGCTGGCCCAAATGTTCCTGAACTAATTCGCAAAGTATTGAAATTGACATTTGTTGTGTTTGCTACTGTTGGAGAAACAAATTGGGGAGTCTTGTTTCCATTACCGCCTAATTTAACATTAGGGTAAATTCCTGTATCAAAATACAAGTCGCCAGATGCAGGAGCCATTGTGTAGGTTGTGTTTTCTCTTGATGCTGTAGTATCAAATGGGCTATCTGTCGTTCCATTTTGAACATAGCATGTTCCGCTTTTGTAAGGTGGTGTCCCTGTAAATACAAATCCCCTTGCACTTGCGGCAATAATTTTTCCGGCAACAGAAATCGTTAGACCATTCAAATCTATGTCTGTTGCAAGAATTAAATTCAAAGCAAAAGTAGATTGCAACTCTATTTCATTTATGTTTGCGATATCAAAATTGCAATTAGCAACTGCCGCCGCATCAAAAATTGCTTTGTCAGAAGCACCCGGAGGGCCAGAAGTAGGAATCCAATTTCCCGCTACAGATGCGGTTTGGCTTACAACTCCTGTCCATTGGTAATCAGTCATAAAATATCACGCTGTCTCTGTTCGTGTCTTGGTTTTAGAGACTACGAAGGCAGAGCCACCGGCTTCGGCAATTGCAGACATGAGTTCATTTGCTCTTGTTTCAAAATTTTGCAATTGCGCCCGAATACGAATATCTGTCCTTCTTTGCTCTGGTTCGGGGAAATAACTTGGAATTGTGTCAATCATTACACGCAAGCAATCGCAAGCAACTAACATTTTGATTGCTGATTCTTTAACGGTCTCATCGTTTCCAACGCTGTCCGAAAGACCATAAAGAGTTGCAGAGCGAGCCTTTTTGTTCACCTCTGCGGTGCGAATAGTAAGGTATTCGCTAATCGTTGCATCGTTGAGACCACGGGGGCGATTCAACAAATCACGAATTTGCGCTACTGTTATCGCCACTCTTGCTCACCTTCTTACTTGCTTTCTTTTTTGGAGCAGGTTTCTTCTTTTTAGGTTCCGACTTTGGCTCTGCGTATTCTTCCGTCTGTGGAACATCAATAAGAGTATAGGACTCGCTGTAGAATGCACGACCAAGGGGAAACATGGCTCCGGTCTTGATAAGCCTACGAGCAAAATCGCTGTCGGGAACCCATACAGCCGCACCAAATGGAATATCGGCTGGTAGGTTTTGTTGTCCGTAAAAGCGAGTCTTGATTCGTCGGAAAAGGTAGCCTTTGCCTTCGCCCCAAGTGTTAAAGCGGTGCATCATAGCAGAGTATGAATCTTCTGCTGGAATGGGAATGCCTTTATCCTTGAGAGCCTTTGCAATTGCGGCCTTACTCTTCATCCTTCACCACTTCCTTTTTCGGAGTTGCTTTGGGTTTTGGAGCAGACTTTTCAACAGGCTTTGCAAGAGATTCGGCATAGTCAGCGGCTTGTCGTCGGGTCAAAAGACCAACGATGCCTTCTGCTTCTTTCTTGGTCAATGACCGACCAAGACGACGCTCGGCGTAGCCCAAAAGAAACGATTCGTATTCTGTGAAGGACATTTAATCACCGCCTAACCTCAAGCGGTAATGTTGTCAATCACACAAATGCGGTTGTTCTTGCCAGAAGCGGCTCCGTCCTGCATTTCGTGGACGATGCAACCCATGTAGCCCGTAAGCATCCAGTCAAAGCCAACACCGGGAATGCGGGTCAACTCGGTCTCTTGGAAGCCATCACCGTTGTATTGGAAGAACTCGGCAGTCTCCGAACCGGGGATGAGCAACAGAGCCTTGTCAGCAAGACGGCTGTTTCGGGTGTAGTAGATGGTCAAGTTGCTCATTCGCT